TTTTAATTCGCCAGCTTTAATAACTACATCATTAAGCAGTTTCGCAAAATGTATCCCCGTTTCATCCACAAGCTCAAATCCTTGAGGAATTAACATATCATAAGGCAAAATAGAAGTTAAGCTAAACTCCATATCAGCATAAGGTTTTGCTCCCGGAAGTCTATAAAACCCATATAAAGTTTCAGCTAAATTATCTAAATCGCTTCCACTTGCAGTAGATAGAAAAAACGCTTTTGCAAGAGAATTAAAAAAGGCTCTTAGTTGTAATTCTCTATAACTAAAAGCCCTTAAAACAAGCATTATATTATCGCCCTCTGCCGGTTTATAATCAGGCAAAAGAGACTTAACAATATCAAGGTTTTGCTCTAAAATCTCATTAAAGCTAAGCTCTTGCACTACATCAGGCAGGGTCAATTTCTATCCTTAAATCAAATTGTTTGTCATTTAAAGCAATCACTTCTACTTTTTTGCATTTCACTCTATCAACCCATCTGTCTATCGCGTCAAAGGTATAAGAAATTGCTTTCAACCTCATTTCATCGTTCATCGTTCTGTCTCTTAATTTGTATAACTCGCTTCCGTATTCCGGATTCATAGGAATAGAGCCTTTTTTTGTTTTCAAAACTCTTCTTATTTCTTCAGCCACGTCTATTATGTATCCGTCAAACGCTGCGGTTCCAATAACTTCGATAACCATTATCTCGCCTCCACAGTCGCACCGTCAGTCGTGCTGTGCGTATGGTTTGTTAAATCGCCTTTGCTGTCGTAAATTACGCCGCTTACGTTTAAATCACCTGTAATCGTAGCTTTCCCGCTGCCGCCTGAGCCATTCATATTTAAATTGCCGTTTATGTCTAAATTGCCGTTTATCGTTACGTTCCCGTTATTTGTCGTTGTACTTGTAATTACTGTATGTGTTGCCGTTACGGTAGCAGTCGCGCAATTAACGTTAACATTCACCGGCGCCGTTACGTTTACGGTGTTCCCGTCACAGTCGATTCTCACACTTCCGATTTCTACAATCACGTCAGTATCATTCGCACCGCCCGGCTCTTTACAGTTTTTGTTGTATATGCTCGGAAGAATAAACCCGCCGTTGCCGTTTCCAAACGGGCTTAATACCGCCACCTGCTGCCCTACACGGATAGGCAGCCAAACCTTTACAAAATCATTTGCCCACATAAACACAGGTAAAAAGTCTGTGACGCGGCCTAAAATATTTACTCTTGCAAGAGCTAAGCCCCCAGCACTCTTTACCTCTGTTACCGTTCCGACCTGAACAATATTGTTTAGTTTTCTTTCAAACTCTCTCACTTACCGTCTCCAAGAGTTTTTTTTAGGAACTTTAAAATCTCATACTGTCCGCTCTTTAATTCTTTAATATCCTTATCAAGGTTTTTTACAACAAGTTCAAATTCTTTTCTCGTTACAAACTTTTCCTCCGCGCTTATCAAATCGATATGGTGTGCTGTAGTTTGTTCAAGAATTGTAATTTTCTGTTTATATGCAGAAAGCTCTTTTACTTCCCTTTTCATTCCGTTTACTTCCTGCTCGGTTAAAACAACTTTTTCGCTTATGTTATCTAGCTTGCTAAACATAGCTTTTTGTGCTTTTATAAGCTCAGCCACCTGATACCTGACTAAAAACCAAGCGCCTCCAAGAGAGGCTATAAACGTTCCTATATATAAAGCGTCTCTGTCAATATTCACTTTTTCATCCTTGCTAAAACTTCCGTCTTTTCTTTGCTCCCTATACTGCTTCCAAAATAAAAACTCAAAACCATCCCAAGTGCCGTGTTAAGCGTTCCTAAAAGAAGCATTACGACTTTCTCTTTAGGCGGCTCTAAATTTACGGATACCGAAAGATAAAACATCGCAAAAGTAGCTATAACAACAATAGTCGCAAGAATTTCAGGATATATCTTTTTAATTAAAGGGGCTTTTTCATTTGTACTGATACCAATATTCATTTCCCTTGCATTTTGCTTATCGGCTAAATACATCTGCAGTTTTTGCAATATGAACTCTTTGTTTTTAACCTCAAATTCTTTCAGTTTTTGCAAATCTTGCGGCGTAAGCTCCTTTTTTTTAGATAAATCAATGCCCGTTTTATCTTTAATAAATTTAACCGCTTCATCTTTGCCTTTATCAACAAACTTAGCAACCAAATCCATTCCAGCACTCGCCAGCATTCCAACTAAAGGTATCATCTTAAACTCCTCATAATTTCTGCTAATTCTTTCGCACGGTTAGGCGTCTGTTTCGCCCATTTGCTATCAAGCATTTCATCAGCCGCTTTTTTGTAATCCCTGTTTTTTAAAGCCGCCCACATCTTTTTAAATTTCAAAATACCACCGACACCGAGCTGGTAAGTCATATCAGCTATAACTTTCTGGGCGTCTTCCGGAAGTTTTTCAAAGAAAGGCTCTTTTATGATAAGTTCTCTAATCATTTTTTTAAGCCTGTATTCCAAAAGCATTTCGGCTTCTTCTTCGGTAATAGGAAGTTTTGTCCCGTAACCGATTGTAGGAAAACCAAGCGAATCGTTATACGGCATCCCTTCAAATCCCTCATGCTTTTTAATAAGCTCTGTTACCATCAAATCCCCCATTTTTCAGTGTAGTAAATAATTTCTATTTCTATTTTCCCAAGTCCGACTAAATGTTTGTCATAAGAAAATTCGATTTCATTGCTTTTAAAACTCACATAATCACCCAAAAGCGTCTGTTCTTCTAAATTCTTAATTACACTTAAAATTTCTAGCAATTTTTCTCTTAAATACGCAGGTGTAGTGTTTGCATCGCTAACAAGCAAATCAACCTCTATTTTTAAAGAGTGCTTACTGCTTCCGCTTACCTCTTCACTCTCTACATTATCCTCAGTATCTCTTATAACGATAATCGGATAACTTTCTACTTCGTGCGGATTAATAACCCACTCATAAAAATTTTTTACAAATCCGCCGTTAGCAACGTCAAGTGTTTTAAGTCCGTTTTTTAAATTGTCTATAATTTGCTGTCTTCTCATACGGGTAGTTTATTAAAAGAAGTGGTTAAAAATATAGTGCACTAAAATTTAGTAGAAGCGTCTTTACTAAGATAGAGTTTTGTAGTTAATTCGTCTTTAAACTCTTTTTTTGTAACGTAGTAATTTGTATCTCTAAAAACAATCAAATCACCAGTTTTTATATCTTTCACGTCAGTTGCTTTTGCAAGTATTGCAGGAGAATATCCAAGATAACCGTCATCAAGAAGATATTCACTTTTTTCATAGAAAATCACGGGAAAAGAATTCCCGTTAAATTCCGCTGTTTCGGCAAACTCATCAAGATTAAATATTACATTTAAGTCTTCTTGTAAATAATCTTTTAGACTCAACCTGCCGCCTTGATAGCTTCTATTATTTCAGCTTTTTTCATTTTAGGTTGCAGTTCAACGCCTGTTTGCTTAGCAATTTCTTCAAGCTCTTTTACGGTTAAATCCTCTAAATTCCCAAAATTTCCATTTTTAACATTTTTCCTCTTTTCTTTTTGTTTTTCAAAAGCGGCTTTATTGCTTCTCTCAGCCTGCCCGGCTAAAATCATTCTATTACCTAAATCATCTCCAACTTCAACAATGTCTCCGGCAACGTATTTTTTACCTTTATATACCGCCGCTCTTTTAAGTTTTACGAACATTTTTTATCCTTATCTGTTTAGTAGAAATTCTACCGTTCCCGCAACATTAGCAGTTTTACCCGTTACGGCATGTCCGGCAGGATTGTAATCAGTGCCGTTTCCATCGTTTGCGTCAGTTGTAAGCACTCTATTTATATGGTCCCAATAGAGCTTATCCCCAACTTTAATTTCTTTATCCATCGCCGCTACTGCTTCTACTACTACATTTCCAACATATACTGTAATAGTTTCTCCGGCAAGTCCGCTTGTTCCGGCAACTGCTACAAGGTCTTTCCCGTATTGTAAAATATCTCCAACCTCTACATTTTCAGACAGAGTAAAAGGCACTCTGTCCGCTTCTTGTCTAATTACTGCTTCTTTATTCATTCTCTACTCCTTATTGTCCGTTGTTTTTGTATAGGCCTCTAAAATCTTCGGCAGTAACACCAAAGTCGAATACGATAGCATATTCAAGCCCGTCAATTGTGCTTCTTCCGATTTCCTCAACGATAGGCTTACCATCAGTGCCTTTCAAATGCCCGACTTTAATAGTTTTTTTAGCCGCCGCAAGATACCATGCTTTTGCATCTTCAAGCTCCGCATCAGAAATAAGATCAAATACTCCTCTAAACGGATTCGCAACTCCGCTGTTTTGTGCCTCTACTTTTGCGGTAGAATTTAAAATTTGTGATGCAGTTACTTCAAGCTCAGGCGGCACTAATAAGAATTTAGGAAGTATTCTTAATTGTCTTCCGTCAAAATCTTTCTGTCTCATCATTTTTGTTCTTGCAGCTGCAAGACTGTCAGTTCCGAGTGCCGCACCGGTAGCGTCATAGTTGTTATGTGCCGCATCAAAGATAGGTTTTCCGTCATCCATTACGAAGTTTGCATACTCTCCTCTTCTTTGTAAAAGGTCATAAACGTGTCTGTTTTTAAACACTTCCACCTCTTGTACCATGTCTTGTATATCGTCAATAAACGCGCCAAGGTCGTCGTTAATCAACATTTCTCTCGTAAATGCGAATCTTGCCCCGTAAGAATAAATTCTCCATGTAATACCGGTTTCACCTTTTTCCGCATATTGCGTTCTTCCGAGTTCTTGCACTTTTTTAAACT